ACGAGTATGAACACCTCTCTGACGACGACATTGCCAGAATCGCTACAGAACTTGCCGCCCAAACTGGCCTACTTGAAGCTGGTGCAGGAACTCAAGCGACGGCAGGACGCGAACAAGTTATCGAGGTACAAGCCTTACCAAAGGCAGATTGAATTCCACAGCGCAGGCGCTACGCACCGCGAACGCCTGTTTCGCGCCGGCAACCAGCTTGGCAAAACGTGGTCATCGGCCTACGAGATCGCCTTTCACCTCACCGGCCAGTACCCCGACTGGTGGAAGGGCAAGCGGTGGGCGCGTGGCGTTACCGGCTGGGCGCTTGGCGAGTCGATGGAATCCACCCGCGACACGCTGCAATGCCTGTTGCTGGGCCGCCCGAGCGAGTGGGGTACAGGCACCATCCCCCAGGCCACCATTCTCGACATCAAGCGCGCGCAAGGCATTGCTGATTCGGTCGATTGCATCTTCGTGCGCCATGTGTCGGGCGGTGTGTCTCGCCTGTACTTCAAGTCCTACGAAAAGGGCCGATCCAAGCTCCAGGGCGAGACTCTGGACTTCGCCGCGCTGGACGAGGAACCGCCGCTGGACATCTACACCGAGGTGCTGACCCGAACCAACGCGACAAAGGGCATCGTCTGGATCACCTTCACGCCGCTGCTTGGCATGTCGGAGGTGGTGCGCCTGTTCCTCCAGAACCCAACGCCAGACCGATCGGACACGAACATGACCATCGACGACGTGGCGCACTACACCAAGGAGGAACGCGACCGCATCGTTTCGAGCTACCCGGAGCACGAGCGCGAGGCCCGCGCCAAGGGCATTCCGATTCTTGGCAGTGGCCGGGTATTCCCGATTGCAGAGTCGGCCATCACCGTCGAACCGTTCCAGTTGCCAGACATCTGGCCACGCATCGCCGCCACCGACTTCGGCTGGGATCACCCGTCGGCATCAGTCTGGCTGGCATGGGATCGAGACACGGACACGATCTACGTCTATGACGCCGTGCGGGTGCGTGAATCGACGCCCGCCGCCCAGGCGCCGTTCATTCTGTCACGCGGGCCATGGATTCCGATGGCGTGGCCACACGACGGCTTGCAGCACGAGAAGGGTTCCGGCTTTCAGTTGGCCCAGCAGTACCGGGACGCTGGCATCAACATGCTGCACGAAATGGCGCAGTTCCCGGAGACTGGCGACGAGAACGGGCACAAGGTAAGCCGCGTGTCGGTGGAGGCTGGCGTGCTTGGCATGCTGGAGCGCATGAAGGCCGGCAAGTTCAAGGTGTTCTCGAACCTGAACGAATGGTTCGAGGAATTCCGGCTGTACCACCGCAAGGACGGCAAGATCGTCAAGTTGCAGGACGATCTGATGGCCGCCACGCGCTACGCCTACATGATGCTGCGCTATTCCGAGGTGCCGCCCGATCCTCAGAAGCTGCTA